GGAGCAAGGGGTTACGCCCTGATTCGCTGCTGGCCGTTTCCGAGTGGGCCGACCGCTACCGCATGCTTTCGCCGAAATCGGCGGCGGAGCCGGGAAAATGGCGCACCGGCCGCACGCCTTATCTGAAGGAAATCATGGATCACCTGTCACCGGGATCGCCGGTGCAGCGGGTGGTGTTCATGAAAGGCGCGCAGGTTGGCGGCACGGAATGCGGCAATAACTGGATCGGCTACGTCATCCACATGGTGCCGGGGCCGATGATGGCCGTTGCGCCCACGGTGGAACTGGCGAAGCGCAATTCCAAGCAGCGTATCGACCCTCAACTCGAGGACGTGCCGGAATTGCGCGCGCTGGTGAAGCCCGCCCGCTCGCGGGATTCCGGCAACACGATCTTAAGCAAGGAATTTCCGGGCGGCCTGCTGGTGATGACCGGCGCCAATTCCGCCGTGGGGCTGCGCTCGATGCCCGCACGCTTCCTGTTCATGGACGAGGTCGACGGCTATCCGGGCGATGTCGAGGGTGAAGGCGATCCGATACTGCTGGCCGAGCGCCGTTCCGCCACCTTTCAACGCCGGCGGAAGGTATTCCTGGTGAGCACGCCGACGACAAAGGGATTATCGCGGATTCAGCGCGAATTCGAAGGCAGCGATCAGCGGTATTTCCATGTGCCGTGTCCGGAATGCGATCACTTTCAGCCGCTGCGGTTCGCGCAGTTGCGCTGGCCGGAAGGCCGCGCGCGCGAAGCCCGCTATGCGTGTGAGGAATGCGGCGCGCTGATCGATGAGCATCACAAGACCGCCATGCTGGCGCGGGGCCGCTGGGTGGAAACCACCGAAGGCGATGGCCGCACGGTCGGCTACCATTTGTCCTCGCTTTACAGCCCGGTGGGCTGGTTTTCGTGGGGCGACGCGGCGGAGATGTACGAAAACGCCCAAAAAAATCCCGACCTGATGAAGGGATTCGTCAACACGGTGCTGGGCGAGCCTTACGAGGAGGAATACGAAGCGCCGGATTGGCAGCGGCTGTACGAGCGCCGGGAGCATTATCCCATCGGCGTGGTGCCCATGGGCGGCTTGTTCCTCACCGCTGGCGTCGACGTGCAGAAAGACCGCATCGAATGCGAGGTGGTCGCCTGGGGCCGCGACAAGGAAAACTGGTCGGTCGATTACCATGTGCTCGACGGCGACACCGCCAGACCGGAAGTATGGGAGAAACTGGAAACGGTGCTGCGGAAGGATTGGCCGCATGCCTGCGGCGCGACGCTGCCGATTCGTGTGATGGCGGTCGACAGCGGCTACGCCACGCAGGATGTTTACGGCTGGGTAAAAGGTCACCCGCAGGCAAGCTGGGGCGCCGCCGGAGCGCGCGCCTCCAGCCCGCGCACGGCGGTGGCGGTCAAGGGGCGCGATACCGAAACGGCGCTGATCCTAAGCGTGTCCAAAGCCGATGTCGGCAGCCGCAAACGTGGCCTGCGCGTCTGGAACGTCAGCGGCCCGGTGGCCAAGATGGAACTCTACCGCTGGCTGAAACTGGAACGCCCGACCGAGGAGGCCATGGCGGCCGGAGACAAATTTCCGCCCGGCACCTGCCATCATCCCGAGTACGGCGAGGAATATTTCAAGCAGCTCACCGCCGAAAAGCGTGTGATCAAACTGCATAAGGGATTCCCCCGCGCCAGTTGGGAAAAAGACCCGGCGCGCAACAACGAGGCGCTGGACTGCCGCGTGTACGCGCGTGCGGCGGCCAGCATCTACGGCCTCGACCGCTTTACCGACCGGCAATGGCAGCGGATCGAAGTGGCGCTCGGCAAGCTGAAGGCTTACACGCCCCAGCCGGTGGAGCAGGAAGCCACCGCCGCTGTCACACCGCAATCGGCACCGCGACAAACCACCACGGCGCTCGAACAGCGCCGCACCATCAAAGCGGACGACCCTTACCTTTAGAGGAAACACCATGGCCGATCTGGCGACATTGCAAACCCGCCTCGCCGAGGCGGAGGAAGCGCGCCATCAGTTGATGACGGGCGCGAAGGAAGTGTCCGTCACCATCGGCGGCTACGGCGCGACCACCTATACGCAGGTCAATGTCGAGAAGCTGGAACAGTACATTCAGAAACTGAATACCGAAATCGCGCGCCTGGGCGGCTCGCCGCGCCGCGGCGTCATCCGGGTGGAGTTTTAAATGAGCAACGATACCTCACATCGCGCGGCGTCGCTCTCGGCGCGGGAACTGGCGAGTTGGCAACCCGGCCTGGGTTCGGCTGACAGCGATCTGCTCGGCGAACTGCCGACGCTGGTGTCCCGCTCGCGCGATCTCACCCGTAACCATGGCGTCGCCTCCGGCGCGGCGCAGACCATGGTTGACAACGTGGTGGGTACCGGGCTGCGGCTGGTCGCACTCCCCGACTACCGCAGCCTGGGGAAAACCAAGGAATGGGCGGACGAATGGTCGCGGCAGGTGGAATCACTGTGGCGTGGTTTCAGTGAAAGCTTCGACTGTGACGCGGCGCAATCGCTCAATTTTGCCGGATTGACCACGCAGGTTTTTCGTTCGGGATTCATCAATGGCGAGGCGCTTGCCTTGCCATTGTGGCTGCCTGACCGTGGTATGCCTTTCGCCAGTTGCGTACAGTTGGTGGAGCCTGACCGGCTGTGCAATCCCCATGGAAAGCCGGATGATAAATACCTGCGCGGCGGCGTGGAGATTAATGATTACGGCGCGCCACTGGCTTACTGGATACGCAAAACGCATCCCGGCGATACGTTCCTGCCGTTCTCGGCGGGCGCGGATGACTGGCAGCGCATCCCGGCCAAGACCGTATTCGGGCGGCGGCAGGTGTTGCACATCCACGACAAGGAACGCACCGGCCAGAGCCGTGGCAAACCGGCCTTAACCGCCATCATGCCGATGTTCAAGATGCTCGATCATTACGAGCGTTCGGAACTGCAGGCGGCGGTGGTCAACGCCATGATCGCCGCCTTTATCGAAACGCCGCTCGACGCCGAAACCATCATGGAAATGTTCGGCGGCTCCTTCGAGGATTATGACGCCAAGCGCAAGGAGTGGAATACCAGGCTGCAAGGCGGCTCGATCATCCCCGTGTTCCCCGGCGACAAGCTGGCGCCGTTCACGCCCAGCCGCCCGAATAGCGGCTACGGCGCGTTCGTGGAGAATATCCTGCGGCACATCGGCACCGGCCTCAACCTGCCGTTCGAATTGCTGATGAAGGATTTTAGCAAGACGAACTATTCCAGCGCCCGCGCCGCGCTGCTGGAAGCCTGGCGCTACTTTCTGGGGCGCAGGCAGTGGCTCGGCACCTATTGGGCGAAGCCGGTCTACGAGCTGTGGCTTGAGGAAGCCGTCAACAGCGGCAGCGTCGAGGCGGAAGGGTTTTACCTGAACCGGCCAGCCTGGTCGCGTTGCAAATGGATTGGCCCGGGCCGTGGCTGGGTGGATCCGGTGAAAGAGGCGCAGGCTTCGCAGATCCGCATGGAAGCCGGGCTTTCCACGCTGGAGGATGAATGCGCCCAGCAAGGCCTCGACTGGGAGGAAGTGCTGGAGCAGCGCGCCCGCGAGAAAGCGAAAATGAAAGAATTGGGGTTAACCCCCGCCGATATCATCCCGGCAATAAAATCCCTGCCGGGAACATCCAACGAACCACCAACCAAGGAGGAAGACGATGCGAATATGGAATAAGGCAACCGCTGAACCCTGGGCGATCACCGAGACCGCCCTGCAAACGATTCTGGATATCGCCTCGCGCGAAAACGAAGCGCCGGAAGCGGTGGCGGCAAAGCTGGGAAAGGAATTGCAGAACACCCATAGCGTTACCGAGCGCGACGGCGTGGCGGTCATCCCCGTCACCGGCCCGCTTTTCCGCTACGCCAATCTGTTCACCATGATAAGCGGCGCCACTTCTTACGAGATTCTGGCGCAGGATTTCATGGCGGCACTGGAAAGCCCTGATATCACCGGCATCATCCTCGATATCGATTCGCCGGGCGGCGAAGTCAATGGCTGCGCCGAGCTGGCGAACATGATCTTCGACGCGCGCGGCCGGAAACCCATCATCGCCTACGCCTCCGGTGATGCGGCATCCGGCGCGTACTGGATCGCCAGCGCCGCCGACGAGGTGGTGGCCTCGGAAACTTCCGGCCTGGGCTCGATTGGCGTGGTCGGCGTATACCGCAAGCCGAAAGAAGAGAAGAACGGGCCGCAGACCATCGAAATCGTTTCCTCGCAAAGCCCGCACAAGCGGCTCGATCCGGAAACCGACACCGGCCGCGCCAAGCTGCAGGTGCGTATCGACGCCATGGCGGAAGTATTCGTGAACACCCTCGCGCGCAACCGCGGCATCGATCCGCCGCAAGTGATCGAGCGGTTCGGCGGCGGCGACATCCTGATCGGTGCGCACGCCGTTAATGCCGGTCTGGCCGACCGAATCGGCTCGCTGGAAAAACTCATAGCCGAGCTTTCGAGCGCCTCCGACCCTGCTGAGAACCAGCGGGGTTTTTTATTACCCAACCACCAACTCAAGGAGCCAACCATGAATAAAGACACACTTTCTCAAGAACATCCTGATCTGCTGGCGCAGATTCAGAATGAAGCAAGCGCCGAAGCGCGCACCGCCGAACGCACCCGCATCCAGTCCATTCTGGATTCGGAAAGCGCGGCGGGACGCGAACCGCTCGCCCGCCACCTCGCATTTTCCACCGACATGGCGGCGGATGCCGCCGTGGCCATGCTGGAAAAGGCGCCCAAGGAAGAACCGCCCGCGCCGGAACAGCCGAAAACCGGCAGCTTCGATCAGGTCATGCGCGACCTCGGCAATCCCAAGATCACGCCCGCCGCCAATCCCGATGAGGAAGACGCCGACACCGTCGCCAAGCGCGTGGCCAAGGCGGCGTGACGGAAGTTCCCGCCACCTTTGAGACGGCCTCCGAACTGAAGCGGCTCCAAAAAGCCGATGAAGCGGAGTTCGACACTGACGATCAACCACCAACTGAAGGAGAACCACCCATGCCAGCACAAGGCTTTACCGATCAGGGCGCTTACAGCCCTGATAATCTCATCGCGGGCGAATTCCCACGGGTCGCCCGTAAAATAACCGTGGCCAGCGGCGCCAATCTCGCCGCGGGTGCGGTACTCGGCAAGATCACCGCAAGCGGCAAGTACCTTTTGAGCGCTTCCGCCGCGGTGGATGGCTCGCAAACGCCCGACGCCATTCTTGCCGAGGACGCGGCGGCCGCCTCCGCCGATGTCCAGGCGGCAGCCTACTTTTCCGGCGAGTTCAACGAACTGGCGCTCACGTTCGGTGCGGGTCACACCGCCGACAGCACGCGCGCCGGTCTGCGGGACAATTCCATCTTCTTAACCAAAAACCAAGGAGCATAACCCATGCCTTTAGATATCTTTTCCACTCAGGTGCTGAACAAGACGGTCGAATATCTCGACCGCCCGGCATCGTTCCTGCTCGATACCTTTTTCGGTATGGTGCAGACCGCCGATACCGAGGAAATCTTCTTCGATATCGACAAGTCCAAGCCGCGTCTCACGCCTTTCGTGTCGCCGCTGGTGGCCGGTAAGGTCGTGGCCGACGAAGGCTATGAAACCAAGAGTTTCAAACCGGCCTACGCCAAGGATAAGCGGCGCTTCGATCCGAGCGCGCCGCTGAAACGCCTGATCGGCGAGCAGATCGGCGGCACGCTCACCCCGCAACAGCGGCGTGACGCGGCGCTCAACCGTTCGCTCACCAATCAGCTGGAGAACCTTACCCGCCGTGAGGAAGTCATGGCGTCCGAGGCGCTCCGGCTGGGTCAAGTTACCGTCACGGGCGACAATTACCCGACCGTGGTGGTGAATTTCCAGCGCGACGCGGCGCTTACCGTCACTCTGACGGGCGGCAACCGCTGGGGTCAGGCGGGCATCAAGCCCCTCGACAATCTCGAGGACTGGTCGAGCCTGGTGCAAACCAAGTCCGGCGCCGCCGCGAAAACGGTGGTGATGGATCCCGCCGCGTGGCGTCTGTTCCGCACCAGTGATGACGTCAAAAACCTGCTCACCATCTACCGGGGTACCAATTCGGCGTTCCAGGTCGATCCGATGGTGCGCGGCCAGGGCAACGACAAGGCGCGCTTTATCGGCACGCTCGGTGACTTCGACATCTGGGTCTACAACGACGCCTACACCGACGACGCCGGTAACACCCAATCCATGCTGCCACCCTACACCGTGCTGGTGGGCGGCAAGGAACAGGTGGAAGGCACGCGCTGCTACGGCGTGATCCAGGACGAGAAAGCCGGATACCGCGCCCAGCGGTATTTCACGAAGTCCTGGCTGGAGGAAGACCCCGCCCTGCGCTGGCTGCTGATGCAGTCCGCGCCGCTGGTGGTGCCTTACCGCCCGAACGCCAGCTTCTGTGCCACCGTCAACTAAGGAGGATGACATGCGTATCACATCACACACCACACTTCTGGTCGGCGAAGGCAAAGACGCCGAATATGTCCAGCCCGGCACTCCGGTCGATCTGGACGACAAGGAAGCCGCAAAGCTGATCGCGCGCGGGCTTGCGGCCAAGGCTGTCAAGGTGGAAGCCAAGCCCGCCGACAGGGAGCCGCCCAAGGAAAAAAACGGCGGCGATTTCAAGGCGGGTAATCCCCAATGACGGCTCTGGATCGTTTCGTCCGAGCCACCGACAGCCTTTTTTCCAAGCTGGGCATGGCGGCCACCTATCAGCCCGAAATCGGCGCCGGGCTGCTGGTGACCGTTGTGCCCAGGCGACCGGACGAAGTGATCGGCTTTGGAGAATCCGGCATTAGCGCGGAGGTCACATTATTTGATCTGCGCGTGAGTGAAGTGGAAGAACCCAAGGCCGGTGACGTCATCGAATACGGTGGCAGTCAATATCGCATCACCGGCACACCCCGGCGCGATGCCCACCGGCTGATCTGGACGGTGGAAGCGGTGGCGATATGAGGCTGGAAGCGGCGATCAAGGGCGACCTGCAAAAAATCATGAAGCAGGAAACGGCCGCCGCCGAAAAAGCGGTGACCCTCGGCGTTGCCGCCGCCGCGACCGGACTCAAGGAGGAGCTGCGCGGCCAGGTGACCCGTTCCGGCCTTGGCGAAAAACTGGCGAGAACGTGGCGGCATAAACGCTATCCGCCTTCCGGATATTCCCTCGGCGCCGCCGGGCTGGTCTACAGCAAGGCGCCGCTGGTGATCAGCGCCTTCAACGAGGCCACGCGCATCAAGAGCGACAAAGGATTTTTTCTGGCGATTCCCACTTCCGCCGCGCCGAAACGCGGTGTGGGCGGCAAACGCATCAACCCCTTCAATTTTCCCGAGCACTCGCTGGGAAGATTGCGCTTCGTCTACCGCAAGGGCGCGCCGTCGCTGCTGGTAGTGGACAATCTGCGCGCGGGCACCGGCAAGCGCGGCGGATTCCGCAAGGCGTCGGCCACCGCACTTCGGACGGGGCGCGGCCTGACCACTGTGGTGATGTTTATCCTGGTGCCGGAAGTCATGCTGAAAAAGCGGCTCGATATCGATCCCGCCATGCTGCGCTGGCGCGACAGATTGCCGGTGCTCATCCTGCAAAACTGGACGGAGATGAAAGATGCCTAGCGTCAGGGAACAAATACTGGCGGCTTTTTTCGAGGAACTGAAAACGCTGGAAACCGAAAGCATCAAGGTTTTCCGCAATCTTGACAAAAGCCAGAAAGTGCCGGACGGGGGCGCGGTGATCGTGTTGCGCGACGGCGCCAGCGGCGATCCGGAGGTGCTGCTCTCTCCGCTCACCTATATCTATGAGCATCAGGCGCAGTTGGAAGTCATTATTAACACCGCCTTCGCCGAACAACAGGAAAGTTCCCTCGATCAATGGCTCGCCAGCATTGGGACGCTGATCGAAAACGACCGCACCATCGGTGGGCTGGCCGAATGGGCGGAAGCTCAGGCACCTGAATTTTTGCAGGAAGCCATTGAAGGCGCTCCCTCCATCCGCATGGCCACCGTCACCATCCTGTTCCGGTTCGCCACCGCAAGCCCACTCAGTTAACCACCATTTAACCCAACAAGGAGATAGTTATGGCACGATCCTATGGTTCGGCGGCGACGTTGCTCGCCCTGAAAGAAGCCTCTTACGGCGTAAAACCTCCCGGCGACTGGGAAAAATACGCTTTCGTATCCTCGGATATCAGCGCCGAGCAGAATCTGCTGGCTTCCGATCTGCTCGGGCAAGGCCGCGAGCCGCGCGCGCCGTTCCGCGACGTCATCAACGACGAAGGCAACCTGGTGATTCCGGTGGAAGGCCGGGATTTCGGGCGCTGGCTGGAGTTTCTGCTGGCCGCGCCGGTGGATGCGTCGGTGGCGGCAAGCGGGGATATCACCTTCACCGCCAATCCCAGCAACGGTCACACCATCACGCTGAACGGCGTGGTCTGGACGTTCGTTACCGGCTCGCCGGGCGCAACCGAAACGCAGATTCAAGGCTCCCTCAGCGCCACGCTGACGGAACTGGCCACCGATCTGAACGGATCGGCGAACGGTAGCATCACGCCCGCCACCTATTCGGCGACCGCGACCAAGCTCAATATCGCCTATGACACGGCTGGCCCGGCTGGCAATGCCTATACGCTGGCATCAAGCAATGCCAACGCGGTGGTCAGCGGCGTAACCTTATCAGGCGGCGGTTACACCCACACTTATGAAAGCGGCGCGGCGGCGCTTCCTTCTTTCGCTTTACAGATTGGCCATGAGAATATTCCGGCCTATTTCGTGCATACGGGCGCACTGCTGAATTCCATGGCGTTCAACTTCCAGCGCTCCGGCGCGGCCAATGCCACGCTTAACATCATCGCGCAGGGCGAAACCCGCTTCGGCACAACGCAGGGCGGCACGCCGACCACGCGTGCCTACAAACCTTTCAGCCAGTTCAACGGCTCGATCAAACGCAACGGCGTAGCGCTCGGCAATGTCACCGGCGCGCAATTCACCTACGGTAATGGGCTGGAAGCCATCCCCACCATCCGCAATGACGCGCTGATCGAGGGCGTCGATCCCACTATCCTGGCGGCGACCGGCAGTATCGACGTGCGCTTCGCCGACACCACGCTGATCGACGACGCCATCAACAACATGGCCATCGAACTCGAGCTGGCTTACCGGCTGGCGGGCCTGGACGGCAATAACTTCTCGCTGATCTGGACATTCCACGAGGTCTATCTGCCGCGACCGCGCATTCCCATCAGCGGACCGGGCGGAGTGCAGACCAGCTTCAACTGGCAGGCGGTGTTCGACGAAGCCCTGGAGAAATCCGTAACCGTAACCCTCAAAAACGATGTGGCCACCTATGCTTAAGCTCAATTTACAGAAGGAACCGTACTGGCTGGAACTTCCGGCGCAGGTGCGGGTCAAAGTCAAACCGCTTTCCAGCGCCGTCATGCAGGTGGCTCAGAATCAGGCGGTGCGCGAGATGCTGGAGTTCCGCAAGGAACGCGCCGCCCGGCTGGAGGCTGGCGCCGATGTCACCGGCATTCCCGATATAGACGATCCATATATTCGCAACGCCCTGTCCGAAACGCTGCTTATCAAAGCGCTGGCGCGGCAGGCCATCCTGGAATGGGAAGGCGTGATGCTGCCGGACAGCGACGCGCCCGCGCCGGTCAATGCCCAGACCACCGCCGATCTGATGGATATCTGGTTCATCGCGCAGGAATTCTGGAAGCAATATACCCGCTCCCTCGATCTGCTGGAAATCGAGGGAAACGGCTCGCGGCCCGTTGCAAATGGCACTTCGGCGGCGGGCCGCAATACTGCCGGGGGTGCGCGGAAGCGCAGCTCCCATGCAGCCGGGGCGAAGCAAGCCCCGTAAACGGCGAATTCTGCCCCTATGCGGCGAACGAGCCGCTTACGCAGGAAGGCTATGAAATCTGGGACGTTGTTCAACGTGGTGGCGGGCAGATTCGTCTGACCGCAAGCGGCGTCATGCTCGGATTCGACATCACGGCGCTCAAATCCATCGGCGACGCATTGGGTTACGACGCGCGGGCGCTTCTGCTGCTCTTTCACTACGCCGAACAAGGTCTTCTGCAAGCGGTAAAACATTATGGCGACAGCAGTCAGCACGCGGAGTGTCTCGATCCGGATAGCGGTTATCGACGGTGACAAGGTTCGCCGCGAATTCACCCTGACCGGCGAAGCGGGACAGCGCGCGCTGGCGAAGATTAGGGAAGCCACCACTCCCGCCTCGAAATCACTTCTGGCGGTAAATGCGGTCAGCCAGGAAGTCCGCATCGGCATGGAAAACCTGGCGGGCAGCGCCGGTTCCGTGGGCGGCGTGCTGACGCGGCTTGGCCCTGCCGGGCTGGCGGTGGCGGCGGTGTTTGGCACGGTTGCGCTTGCTCTTGCTGGTGGCATTCGGCAATTCAAGGAAGCGGAACAGGCCACCAATCTGCTCGCCGCCGCCTTGCAGACGACCGGACATGCTGCCGGTGTCACGGGACGCGAAATAAAAGAGCTTGGTGAAGCCGTTGAAAGAACTACTCTATTCAAAAAGGATGATATTCTTAAGGCCGCTGCGGCGCTGACATCTTATGGCAACATTCAGGATGATGTCTTCAAACGCGCGCTTGTTTTATCCACCGATCTTGCCACTCGGCTCGGCGTTGATGTCACTACAGCGGCAGAACAACTCGGCGCGGCACTCGAACATCCGGAGAATGGGCTTGGTAAGCTGGATAAAAAATACCAAGACCTGCTGATCCCGCAAAAGGAAACCATCGATGCTTTCATTAAGCAGGGTGATGTCGCATCCGCGCAGCGCGTTATTTTAGAGGCGCTGGAAAGTAAATCCAAAGATCTTGCGGAATCCCAGGCGCAGGGATTAACCGGTGCGGCGAACAAATTAGATGATGCATGGGATAATCTCCTCGAATCGCTTGGCAATACCGTAAATGAATCCGGTGCCGCGCAAGCCAGCCTGTCCGCGCTCACTTTTATTGTTCAGAAGTTGAATGAAGCGGTTGACAACTCCCCGCTGGTACAAAAGAAAAGGCTGGAAGCTGACATCAAGGAATTATCGGGCAGCTTCGGCACGCGGCTTGATGAATTAGTGCTCGGCAGCGCGCCGATACTGGAGGAGAAAAAACGCCAGCTTCAAGAAATCAACCGCAAGCTGGCCGAGGAGGAAAAAAAGGCCAATGAGGAAAAGCAGCAAGCTCTTAAAGCTGCGGATTTAGCCGCTTCTAACAGCCGCAATGAAGCATTGTTGCAGATTGAGCGGGACTTTCAGAAGAAATTTAAGGATGCATCACAAACCGAGCGTGAAAAGCTCATTGAGGAAGCGGAGCAAACGAAGCAACGCATCAAGGCGCTGTTTAAGGACGACCGCAATTCCCAGGCGGCAAGAACCGCCACCGAAGCGGTTGACGAAAACCTGCGCATTCGCCTCGCCAAGCTGGACGAGGAAGCGGCCAAGCCCGCCCTGCAACTGGCCGAGGCCAATCAGAAGGTCGCGGAAAGTCTTGAGAAACGCCTGCGCCTGGAAGGCATCGGCGATCCGCGCAGCCGGTTCATTCAAGCGGAAGCCGATAAGCTGAACGCCAGCACCACCGATGAATACCGGCGCAAGGTGGAAGAACTGGCCGGAGCGCTCTATGACCGCGAGGAAGCGGCAAAACAGGCGAAGGAAGCCGACGAAGCGCACCGAAAGGCGGTGGAGGAAATCAACCGCGACCTGGTGCGGCTCAAGCCTTCCTACGACACGGCGAAAGCCGCGCTCGATGAATGGAAGGAACAGACGCTTGAGGATTTGGGCGAAGCCACCGAGGCCAATCAGAAATACATCGAGGCCGTCGAGCAGATTTACGCGCTGCGGCTGAAAGACATTTATCAGAAGTCGCTTGATGATAGCCGCAAGTGGGAGGACGGCGTTATCCGCTCGCTGGATAAGTACGCCGACGAAGCCACCAATGCCGCGAAGAACGCCGAGGAGCTATTCGGCGGCGCCGCGAAAAAGGTGGAGGACACGCTGGTGGACATGGTTTCCACCGGCGAGTTTTCCTTCAAAAAGCTGGGCGATCTGGTGATGGACATCCAGCAGGACATCCTGCGCATGTTTATCCGCGAGAATATCACCGGCCCCATCGCGGGTGGTTTGAGCGATATTCTGAAAGGCGGCAGTTCCGGCGGTGGCGGCGGATTCCTTGGCGGGTTCTTCGACGATATCTTTGGCAGCCTTTTCCATTCGGGCGGCAAGGTGGGCGAATCCAGCGTTTCCCGCCGCGCCGTTCCCGCTCATGCCTTCATCGGCGCACCGCGCCTGCATAACGGCCTGATGCCGGACGAGTTCCCGGCAATTCTGCAAAAGGGCGAGACCGTGCTGCCGAAAAACTCCCGCATGGGCGGCGACACCATCGTCTTCAACATCAGCACGCCGGACGCGAAGAGTTTCATGGATTCGCGCAGCCAGATTCTTGCGAAATTCGCCGGTGAGATGCAACGCTCAAGGACAAGGAACTCCTGATGCCCGTCTTTCACGAAGTACAATTCCCGCCGAAAATCGCCTACGGCGCGACCGGAGGGCCGGAGTTCAACACCACGATCACCACTACGTTCGGCGGGTTCGAGCAGCGCAACGTCAACTGGCAGAAGGCGCGCGGGCGGTGGGACGTTTCCACCGGCATCAAGAGCAAGGCCGACATGGATGCGGTGATCGCCTTCTTCCGCGCCCGCTTCGGCAAGGCCTACGGCTTCCGCTTCAAGGATTGGAGCGATTATCAGGGCGTCGGCCAGGCCATCGGCACCGGCAACGGTTCGCAGACGGAATTCCAGTTGATTAAGACCTATGTCAGCGGCGGCGAAACCTACGTCCGCGAAATACGAAAGCCGGTGAACGGCAGCGTAAGCATCTATCTCGACAGCGTTCTGCAGGTTGGCGGCTATACCATCGATTACGCCACCGGCATCGTGACTTTCAGTGCGGCTCCGGGCGGCAGCGTAGCGGTAGGCGCCGACTTTGAATTCGACGTGCCCGCGCGGTTCGACAGCGATCAGATATCCGTGCGCGCCGACGGCCCGGCGCGGTTCGTGTGGGATTCCATACCGATAGTGGAGATAAGGGCATGAGAACCGCTTCTTCCAACCTGACGGCGCATTTGGCTTCGGAAGTCACCACGCTGGCCGCGTGCTGGAAGCTGACGCTGACCGACAGCACGGTCATGGGATTTACCGACCACACGTCCGATCTCACGATAAGCAGCCAGCTCTATATCGCCTCGACCGGCTTCTCTCCCACCAGCATCGAGACAAAGGACAAGTTCGCCGTCGACAATCTCGACGTGGCGGGAATACTCGACGCGGCGGCGATTACCGAAGCCGACATCATGGCGGGCAAGTACGACTTCGCCGAGATCGAGATTTTCATGGTGAACGTTGCCGATCTGACGCAAGGCATTATCCTGCACCGGCGCGGCTGGCTGGGCGAAGTGTCCTTAAAGAACGGGCAGTTCATCGCCGAGGTACGCGGCCTTGCGCAGAAACTCAGCCAGAACATCGTGGAGCTTTACTCACCGACCTGCCGCGCCGTGCTGGGCGACGGGCGCTGCAAGGTAAACCTCGCCGGGTTCACCGCCAGCGGCGCGGTCGATACCGTCACCAGCAGGCAAGTATTCATCAGCGCCTCAATGACGCAGGCGGCGGGCTACTTCTCTGGCGGTGAAGTCGAATGGCTGACCGGAGCGAACGCCGGTCGGCGCATGGAAATCAAGGAATTCTCGAACACGCAGTTCACGCTGGTGCTTCCCATGCCGAACAACATCGCTGCAGGCGACACCTTTAATGCCATTGCAGGCTGCGACAAGACCTTCGAGACCTGCGTGGCGAAATTCAACAACGCCGTGAACTTTCGCGGCGAACCGCATGTGCCGGGCATGGACAAGATGCTGGCGACGGCGGCGACAGCCAATGATTTGCAGCAGTCATGACATTATCAAGCGACATCGCTATCCAAGCCCGCACATGGCTCGGCACGCCATTCCACCACCAGGCGCGGCTCAAGGGCAAAGGCTGCGATTGCCTCGGCCTGATCGTCGGCGTGGTGGACGAGTTGGGGCTGAAAGACAGAAACGGCGTGCGGCTGGCGGCGTATGACGAGGTGACCTATTCGAAGGAGCCGGACGGCGCGTATCTGGCGCAAAAACTGACTGGGCTGCTGGAGGAAGTGCCGGTGGCGGAAGCGCGCGCCGGTGATCTGGCGCTTTTCAAAGTGCGGGAAAACCCGCAGCACCTCGCAATCCTTACCGATTACGAAGGCATGATCGGCATGATCCATTGCTACGCGCAGGCGCGGCGCGTGGTGGAACACCGGCTCGATGACGATTGGAAATCCAGACTGATTAAGGTTTACCGATGGCAGCAATAGTCTTAGCGGCGGCGGCAAGCCAGGGAGCCGCCGCGCTCGGCGCAGGCACGTTCTTTGCCGCCGTCGCCGGAGGCGTGGGCGGCTATCTCGGCGGATTTATCGACCGTTCCATATTCGGCGGCAAGGCGCGCATCAATCAGGAAGGCGCGCGCCTGACCGACCTGATGGTGCAGGCCTCCAGCTACGGCAAGGCGATTCCGCTGATTTACGGCAACTCCCGCATCGCCGGAAACATCATCTGGTCGCGCCCGATTCAGGAGCACGTCACCACCACGACGCAAAGCTCCGGCGGCGGCAAGGGCGGCGGCGGGGGAAGCGTGGAAACCACCACGACCTCCTACACCTACACCGCGTCGCTGGCGGTGGCGATCTGCGAGGGGGCGATCACGGAAGTCGTGCGCGTGTGGGCGGACGCCAAGCAGCTCGATCTGACGCAGGGCAGTTACACGCTCTATCTCGGCGACGAGGATCAGCTTCCCGACACGTTCATTTCGTCCTTCTTCCCCGCCGG